CAGCCGCTTATTACTCAATCATTGGTTTGATTGCTATCTTTCCTGGTGCAATCTTTGCCATCTCTTTGATGGGTGCAAGCCTAGAGTTTGCCAAACTGGTGGCTGCTTCTTGGTTGTATCGTAATTGGGATATTGCTCCCAAAATAATCAAGGGATACTTTATCTTTGCAATCTTTATTTTGATGTTCATCACATCACTGGGAACTTTTGGCTATCTCTCGAAAGTTCACCTAGAGTCGTCTATTGGGGTGGCAGATAACTCTCTTGAGATTGCAAGAATTGAACAACAAATTGCGAGTCAGCAAAGACAAATTGATAATGCTCAGCGATCTTTAGATTCTTTAGATTCAGTTGTTGAGAAGTCTTTCCTAGATGGCGCCAGGGTCCGTACTCAACAGAAAGCAGAAAGAACTGCATTGAATACTGCAATTGAATCTTCAGATGCTAAGATTGACGAACTCACTGATCAACTCGTCCCCCTCCGCCGCTCTAATATAGAATCTGAAGCAAAGGTTGGTCCACTGAAGTATATTGCTGAATTGATTTATGGTAAAGAGGAAGCAGTAAATTATTTCGATAGTGCTGTAAGATTTGTGATAATACTCATTGTTCTTGTATTCGATCCGCTCGCAGTTCTGTTACTCATTGCAGCAAATATCTCGTATACAAATAAACCAAAAGAACCAATTCTTGACAAAAAGAAAAAGGTTGACAAAAAGGCTGGAATAAAGTACAATAGAGGTATAAAGGACAGCATCTATAATTTTATGATGCGTGATGATTTTGGTATTCAACACACAGATAAGGTGAATGAAAATGAGTCTACTCGAAAAACTGAAGAAAAATAGTACCATCAAGGACACTGCAATCCTTGCAAAGTCCAAGTTCTTTGCTGCAAAGGATATGATTCAGACGAGCATTCCTGTAGTGAATGTTGCTTTCTCTGGTGATCTGGACGGTGGTTTCACTCCAGGTCTAACAATGTGGGCTGGTCCGTCGAAGCACTTCAAGACTGCATTCAGTCTCTTGATGGCAAAGGCATACCAAGACAAGTATCAAGATGCCGTCGTTCTGTTCTACGATTCAGAGTTTGGTACTCCACAAAACTACTTCACATCTTTCGGCATTGACACCGATCGCGTTGTTCATACTCCAATCACGGACGTTGAGCAATTGAAGTTTGATATCATGCAACAGTTGAGTAACATCGAGCGTGGCGAGCGTGTAATGATCGTCATTGATTCGATTGGTAATCTGGCTTCAAAGAAAGAAGTTGAAGATGCAATGGATGGTAAGTCTGTTGCTGATATGAGTCGCGCAAAGCAAATCAAATCCCTGTTCCGTATGGTGACACCACACCTTACACTGAAGGACATTCCTATGGTTGTAGTAAATCACACCTATAAAGAAATAGGTTTGTATCCCAAGGATATTGTCGGTGGCGGAACAGGCTCTTATTACTCTGCAGATAACATTTACATCCTTGGTCGTCAGCAGGAAAAAGAAGGCACTGATTTGATTGGATACAACTTCATCATCAACGTGGAGAAATCTCGATATGTTCGCGAAAAGGCGCGTATCCCTGTCACTGTTCGTTTCGATGGTGGCATTAGCAAGTACAGTGGTCTTTTGGATATGGCACTTGAGTCTGGTCATGTTACGAAGCCCAATGTGGGTTGGTATGCAAAGGTGAATACTTCAACTGGCGAAGTTGAAGGCAAGAAGTGGCGTATGGCTGATACTGAATGCGCAGAATTCTGGGATAGCATTCTTGCTGATGAAGCATTCAAGGATTGGGTGCGCAACGCATATCAATTCAGTTCTGCTGTTGCTGGTAATCTTTCATCTAGCGTAGATGAGTCAGAAGATGATTGAAGAACTAATCGCTAAACTTGAATTTTGGTATGTCAAAAAACGTTTCAAGATTGACAAACAATACACATTCTTCGTGGACCTCAATGGTCCACCTGGAAGTTTTGCTGTCAAATTCTTGGGAAAATATGATGGTGTGATTGTAGAGTATACTGATGTCAAGGTTGGCGATAATAACTTGATGACATTTGATTATGATATTATCTCGAATGTAAACAACGTCAATACCAAAAGCAAATCGTTTCAGCGATTTACTTCTAATGTGATGCGTAGTATACTTCTGAGTGCTATTGACAATGCGATGAAGGAAGGCAATGAAAACAGAAACACTGATCTTGTCGAATCTGATGCGGAACGAGTCTTTCATGAGGAAGACTCTGCCCTTTTTGAAGAAAGAATACCTGACCGAAAGTCACGAAAGAAAAGTATTCGAGGAAATAAAGGAGTTCATTCTAAAGTATAACAGTCTGCCGCCGACAGCAGCACTAGAGATTAGTCTAAAAGAATCTACCAAACTCACTGAAATTGAGTTAAATAAGTCATTAGAACTCCTGAAGGAAGTTGCCAATGACACATCAGAACAAAAACTCGAATGGCTTCTTGACACTACAGAAAAGTTTTGCCAAGAAAAGGCAATCTATAATGCTATCATGGACAGTATTCAGATCCTTGATGGCAAAGATCAAGCGAGGGGCAAAGGAAGCATTCCTACTCTTTTGTCTGATGCTCTGGGGGTTAGTTTCGATCCTCATATTGGTCACGACTTTTTGGATAATTACGCTGATCGGTATGATTTCTATCATCGTATCGAGAAAAGAATCCCCTTCGATCTTGAGTATTTCAACAAGATCACTAAAGGAGGATTGCCGCAAAAGACCCTTAACATTGCTCTTGCAGGTACTGGCGTCGGCAAGTCTCTGTTTATGTGCCATGTGGCTGCTAGTTGTTTGGTTCAGAACTACAACGTTCTTTACATAACTCTTGAAATGGCTGAAGAGAAGATCGCTGAACGTATTGATGCGAATCTTCTCAATGTTTCTCTTGACGATCTCATGAACATGCCGAAAGATATGTATGAGAAGCGTATGGGTAAACTCAAGACTTCCGTCAAGGGTAAGTTGATCATCAAGGAATATCCAACTGCGTCTGCGAATCCTGCTCACTTCCGAGCATTGATCAACGATCTGGCTCTCAAGAAGAACTTCCGTCCAGATATTATCTTTATTGACTATCTAAATATTTGTGCATCGTCAAGAATCAAGGCAGGTGCAAATGTCAATTCGTATACCTATATCAAAGCGATCGCTGAGGAACTTCGTGGACTCGCGGTTGAGAACAACGTACCTATTGTTTCAGCTACTCAGACAACTCGCTCAGGATTTAGTAACTCTGATCCTGGGCTGGAAGACACTTCGGAGAGTTTTGGTCTCCCTGCTACTGCTGACTTTATGTTCGCTCTTGTTAGTACTGAAGAACTGCAGCAATTGAATCAGTTGCTTGTGAAGCAGTTGAAGAATCGTTATAACGATCCGAATCTTCATAAAAGGTTCACAATTGGAGTTGATCGCGCAAAGATGAAACTATACGATCTTGAACAGAAAGCCCAAGATGCTGTGATGCAAGAAAATGATTCAAAGCCAGTCTTTGATCGTGGTCGAAGTGCAGACAAATTCAAGAATCTGAAAGTGTAATGCAACTGAAGAAGATTGAAAAGAAGGTTTATGCTCTGTCCAAAAACTGGGTTGGGGAGAAACATATTCCTTCTATGATTCGTCAACTGAATAAAGCATTCAAATCAAATATTGTTTGCTTTTCTTCTGAACGATTTGAGGATGAATACTATCCTGACCATAATGTAATTGTGAATGGTCATTATTGTCTCAAAATCTCTGATATAATTCCTGAGCACATTTATATCTGTCTAAACTTTCCGAGTGATTCTAAAAAAGCGATCATAACTGAAGAGGGTGCTCGGAATCTTGCTGTGAAGATTATTCGCGCTATTCATCACGAATATCGCCACAAACACCAACAGAAGCAACGCCCTTTGCTTTTACAGAAAGAATATAAACCAAAGCCGAAACAGAATAAAATGAAAGCGATGTATTATGGGAATCCAGATGAATTGGATGCTCATGCATACGAAACACAAGCTGAGAAACTGGATATAAATAAATTACGAAAGGCGCATAAGATTTCCTGGAAGGAATCAGAAGCCGTGTTTATGTATCGAAAAACATTTCGGAATCAAGATCCGAAAGTTTGGAAAAAGTTTCTCAAAAAGGTTTATAAAAATGGCAGATAAAACTGCACTTCAAGAAGCGTCCCAAGCACTATTTTGCGCATTAGCAGATTATTTGGGTCACAGAGAATCAGCAAAGGTCTTCGATAAGAAAGTTTATAAGACTTATGAAGAGTTTACTGCCAAATATGATCCTCCTGGTCAAAAAAACATAACGCAAGTTATAAAAGAAGCATATAAAACCAATGTAAACACACCTGGTGTTTCCTTAACAGATATTGAAAAATTTTTAATCT